CGCTTTTACGGCTACTGCTGTGCTGATTGGTTCTACTGTGATTTGTTTATCTTCCACTTTAGTTCTCCTTTTGGTTATTTAAAAATTCTATTGAATTTGGTATTTGGTCAATGAGACTTTTGTTTTTTATTGCTTTGTAAAATCTTCCGCCTCTAGCAAGTCCTGATAGAGTATGGAATGTCATGCTACTACTCCATCCCCAGTGCATAGGTCTGTTATTTAGATACACATATCGCTTTGCTTCTAATTCTTTGCACAAGCCTATCATTGTCAATCTTCTACCTTTCCTGTATTTAAGCATTTATTTTCCTCCAGTTAATTACGTTGAGACAGGAAGTGAATACTCTAAAATCAGATTTCTCTTTGTATTCTTCCATTTTATACGTTCCATCTAATAACTGAACACATATTCTACGCTTGATTTTAACCTTGTACATTTCCTCATATGCTCCCTGATATCCCGATAACTGTAAGCCAGTAGTTTTGGGAATCGTGGTACAGGTTTTTATTTCAATCAAAGCATCTTCCATAGTCAATCTATCAAGGCAACCTGCATATTGATACCTAGTGCTGTAAACCTGCTTCTCAATCTCTTTGAACTCTGAAATACCAAAATCCCTTTTGAATAGTATCCATGCTTCGAGGCGCGGCTCAAGTGCTATATCTAGAGATTTTATATCTAACCGATTCTCGTCATATAATTGACAAGCAAGATGAGCGGCGGTTCCAAAAGACTGGGCGCGCTTTAACAATTCAGGATTGACTTTGCTGAAATCCGATAGACCTGCCCCCTGTAAAATTTGCGTTACAGAGGGCAGCTTGACATCATCTAATTTGTATTCGTGATTTTCGGGATTAAATACTAAGCTCATTTTCCAGATTCCTTTTTAGCCGCCAACATTTCTTGCATTATTTTTCCGCCCTCTTTCATTGTTTTAATCTGATTTGATTTCTCGATACCATTCTCGCCTAAAATTTGATAGTACGCTTCTATACCTATTATGGCTTTGACATTTTGAAAATCTTTCAACATTTCAGCAAACGCACTATCAGGTTTTGCTTTCTCCTTAGCTGGCTTTTCTTTCTTCTCCGGCTCTGTTGTGTTCTCCGGCTCTTTATCATCTGACAATGCTTTTGGCTGGACTACTTCCGGCTTTCCAGCAGGTTCTTCTGCGTACTTCATAATATCAATAGGTACGTCATAGTCTTTATCAACTGCCGCCTTCATAAGTTCTGAGGATACTGGTAGCCACTTGCTATGCCTACGGAATACAGTCTTTTTAGCCATCTCATTCCAGTCAGTAACCCACGGTCCCGAACCGGATGCTTTCGATCTCTTGCGTATAGCGTTTATTTCTTCTAGGTTCATAACTTCATAGCTACTTGAACCGTCTTTTAATTTCACATACGAATATGCAGCTATCACGACACCCTTACTCGAAATTGCTGGCTTATGTTCAAGATTCCCATTAGTTCCGAAAGAATATTCGAAGAAGTCATTTTCGCATACCACGTCTGCGTGTATATCTGCAATCTCGCCACTTCTGCGCGCAAGTTCTACTAAGCCTTTGTAATCAACAATGAGTTGGCATTTGTTGCCGTATGGAATTAAATGCGCCTTGCGACCATCCGGCTCAAGTCCGAGTGCTGAACAGTCCATAAGGCTTTCTGTCAGGCTCGCTTTGGTGCATTGTAGTAACTTTGGCGTTCTTGTGAAGGCTGTTAGTGCTACTCTCAGGAATCTATCTGCTGAGAGGTGCTTTGGTAGCGCCATTGCAAACTGTTTCTTCCCTGCTGCCGATGTAACTAATTCCTTGATGCTGTTCGGATCTACTGTGTACTCTCCTACATCTTTATTTCCCATGATCTCTTTCTCCTTTTGTTTTTTTACTATTGTTAAAGTCGTCAAATATTTTCCCGAACTTGCGTAGTTGCGCTTTGTGTAATTTATTTTCCTTTTTTAGTTCTTCAATCATCTCTCCAACCTTGCTCAATGATGTTTTAAGAGTAGCAATTTCCGCTTTCAACTTTTTTACATCTTTAACACGATAGAGTTTCCATTTAGGTTCTAGTGTAGGATCTGTTTTCATTTTATATCCTTTGGTTTTTCTGGTTTATTTTCACATTTCCAACAATCACAATCAGAGTAATTGCCGGCTTTCTTAAGTCTCGGGCATTTAGTTCTGGCTTCTATTATGCAGGGAATAAGCCGGTTCTTAAATGAGATATGTGGATTATCTATTATAGCCTGCACGATTTTTGCTTTCGGGATACCCAAATGTTTCAGCCACTTGACGCACCATTCGGCATGTCCGTTGTTTTTGCGTGTTGGCTCATTGACATAGTCATTAACTTCTTTCGGGTCCTTATATTTATGCCATGCTCTCATATCCCAGAGATCTGTTTTCCTTAAGTGATTCAGGCAGTATTCTTCATTGTAGTGATCAAGTTCCAACCGGCTATTACGGTCAGGACAGGCTTCGATTGATTCTTCCTCGAACAGATCCAGTTGATCCATTTATCCCAATCTCCATTTTTTGCTGCACACAGGTATGGCTATAATGATAAGGGCTATTCCCCAAATCATCAGACATCCTATTATTATTTTATCCTCTCCGCTCTTGGCTTTCATCACTCGCTTATAATACCAGTCTACTTTCCAGTTCTCTCTCCTGCCTCGAGTCAGCCCTCTGTTATATGCTATCAGGCCTCTCTTGACGTTCCCGGCGTGTTCGATGCACCATGCGAGGTATGCGCATCCTACATTGATGTTATGATCTGGCTTGAGTACATCCGGATAATCTATCTGACATTTCTTGCTCCACTCTGCGAATGTAGCCGGCATGATCTGCATGAGGCCTTTAGCTCCGGCGCTAGAGACGGCATTCGGGCAATGTTTTGACTCAACCTGTATGACGGCCTTAACCAGCGCAGAATCTAGCTTATGCTGGCTTGAGTATTTTTCTATCTCCTGTTCGTATGATCCTGCGAACAGTTTGAGAGGCGCGAGAAATAATAATGCAGTGATCGCATAGATTTTCACGCGCTCCCCTCTTTTATATATTTTATTCATTTTTAGCCTTTATCTTGAAGATCTGGCGTAGCTTGATATCGTGCTTTACGTGGATATTTCCACCGCGCTCCCAGCTATCAACAGACTGCTTGGCTACACCACTTTTCACGGCCAGGAGTTCTTGACTCCAGCCTCGAGCTTCTCGCTCTTTTTTTACATCCATTGAAGGCTTCATTTATTATCTCCTATTGTTCTTTCGGTTATATATCCGTTAGCTCGTATTCTTTTTTTAGTTTGCTCATGGTTTGCTCTCCTCCACTTTGTTTTAGTTTACTCATGTTCCCCATTATAAGACTTGGCAACTACCTGTCAACCGAAAAACGCAGAAATAAAAAGAAAGATTAGAAAACCGCTATGCTGTGTCTATGCAAAAAGAATAAAAGAAATCTACATAAAAGCTTGACGAATAAAGGCAATTGACACTTTTTAGGGGTAGACTTGTCAACGCTGTGCGAAAACACTTTTTTAAAAACGTCATTTCCTGACTTGGCTTTCGAAATTATTATTGACAGGTTGTATTATGTAGGTATATCCTATGAATATGCCTATAAATAAAAAGCTTTCTGAAAAACAAAAGGCTTTCTTCCGGGAATACACTGTCGATTTTAACGGAACTCGGGCATATCAAAAAGTCTATGGCGTTGGCGAGGCTACGGCTGCGGTTAATGCTTCAGGGTTACTAAGAAATACTAAGGGACAGGTTTATCTCGCTGAGCTTATTAAAAAACAAGCTAATAGATCCGAGAAAAATGCTGATGATGTCATTGATCATCTTACTAAGATTGCCTTCTCTAATCTTAAAGATTTCGTCAAGTGGGATAAAAAAGGGGTGCAGATAAAATCCAGCGGCAGTAAGAAAGTTGACGGGATGTTGCTGTCTGAGGTCTCAGAGACAATCACAAAAGACAGGCGCAATAAGCATATTAAATTAAAAGATGGCCTGAAAGCGCTGGAGTTGCTCGGGAAGCATTTCGGGTTGTTTGAGGATAGACTCCGGGTGATTACTGATGATTTACATATTACAGTTTCCTATAAGAATAAGAAAAAGTGATAAAGAAGTTACCATTTTTGGTAAGTAATAGTTACCTGAATTGGTAAGTTTTAGCTTTGGAAATAAAAATATGCTGAATTTTAAGCAAATAAAAGTTACCATTTTTGGTAATAAAAGTTACCATTTTTGGTAATAAAAGTTACCATTTTTGGTATACACAAAAGAAACTATACAAAAGACACTATACAAAAGAAAGAAGTACTATTCATAATTTACAAAAAAACAATTATGAAAGCTATTTATAAAATAAATTATATTCTCTCTGCAGAAAATCACAGGGATTGTCGTCATTTACAGTTATGTTGTATTCCGTTGGCAACTTTCTTTGTGCTTATAACATCAGGTATCAACGCCCTAGTGGGAGCGAGACTTTGCGAATTTGGGGCTAACGTGGGGGTAAACAAATGGCATTAATCGAGGTTAACTATGAATTTACCGAGAAACAGCTCGAAGCGTTCGAACCGCTGATTGCTCCGGTAGACACTGATTTACTTTATGGAGGAGCTAAAGGCGGGGGGAAATCTTATCTTCTCTGTGTCTGGGCATTTCTCTGGAGTAGGACGTTGATCACAATATTAAAAGTTCCAAGATTAAAAAATCCCCTGCCTGTTGGGTTTATAGGACGTAAGCGAGGGGTGGACTTTAATAAGACTACGCTTGAGACTTGGAAAAAAATCATCCCGCAGGCCGGATATTACATCCGGGAACAAGACAAAGAAATTATTATTGAGAACAGGGTTAAGATTTTATTTGGTGGTTTAGATGATAGAGAGAATATTAATAAGTTTAACTCTGCTGAGCTGGCTTTCTTTGGTGTTGATCAGGCAGAAGAAACAGAAAGAAGCGATATTGGTGTCATTGAGGCGTCAATGAGGTTAATTTATAATGGCATTCAGCCGCCGTATAAGTCTCTTTACACTGCTAATCCTGCGGAGTGCTGGCTCAAAGATGACTTTGTAAAGGGCAAGAGAACTGGTGCAATCTTCGTGCCTGCGCTTCCTGCGGACAATGAGCATCTACCTGATAACTACATTGCGCGGTTGGAGAAGTCCTTTAGTTACGACCAAGTGCTGCTACAGGCCTACAGGGATGGCAATTGGGAGGTTATGATGTCCTCTCGCAATGTTATTCCTTCGAAGTACATGGATGAATTGCAGGGATATACGCATCATCCGGAGAAGAACAGGTTCTGTGTTGTGTGTGATCCTGCAACTGGCGGGGATGAGTGTGTGATTTATGTCTTTGAGCATTATGTCATCAGGGATATGCTGATATTGCACACCGATGATACCATGATAATCGTGGGCGAGATGATGATAAAAGCAAATCAATATGGCGCTGAGGTGTTCGGTGTAGACGTTATAGGTATCGGTAAAGGTGTTTTTGATAGGCTGGTGGAGCTAACAAAGAGACCTATCAGGCCCGCAGAAAAAAAGGCAGATGATTTCCCCTTTGAGGATGAGATGCCGGAGAAAAAGGTTGTTGATATCCATTCTTCTCGGGCATCTTCGAACCCAGAGAGATGGGGCAATCTTCGTGATGAGATATGGTGGAAGGCTCGAGAATTAATCATTGACCATAAGGTTGCATATCCAAAGGATGAGGAGCTTAGAAGGCAGCTGTGCGCTGTGAGATATAAGATTATAAGTAGTGATGGAAAGGTCAAGCTTGAGCTAAAAGCGGATACAAAAAAGAGGTTAGGTAGAAGTCCGGACAGGGCTGATGCTTATGTGTATGGTTTATGGACAATGCAACAGGTTAAGTCGGCAGCTGTGCAGTACTCTCCTCAAAGGAAACAAAGTTCGTATGATAGCAAGTATGACGTTTTGGGATATAAATGAGGGGTATCAACGCCTTAGCGTAGGCGAGACATTGCGAATTAGGGGGTAACATGGGCGACAAAAAGCCGAAAAAGAACGAAGAATTTAACTTTGATAGGCAAAATCTCATATCTTGCGAAGCTCGCTATGGCAAGATTAGAATGGGGAATAGTCGGCATATTGATGCTTTAGACGAAATGAATAGTATGCCTATGGGCTATAAATTACTAGCTGCATA